GTCAGTTTATGACCCACGTTGCGTAGTCAGGCCCCGAGTTTAATCGGTACCCAACTACGCATTAGCCTTTCCCCACGCGGGGACGGGTATTCGAGACCGCGGTCACTAAGTATCTCACCTTCCGTAGGAGCGTGACGCTCCCAAGGATCGATGGGATACGGAGGGCTATTTCTAGCCAACCTAATTAGTGACTCCTGAACATGCCACCAGGCATGATGATGGAGAACTTCAGTAGTTCTCACTCTCCTACGACATGGTACTTCATACCTTTGGAGGGATTCGTTGTAACGAATCTTACTCTCAAAGGCTAGAAGCCTTCCGAAGTCGTAGTCAGTGTATTCAATCAGACCCTGACAGTTCGGATCGTTTGTCAAAGACAAACGCCCAAACCGGCGGGAGATCTGAGAGTATAGGTACGCGGAGGTATCACAATAACCAGCTTGACGAAGCCTTTTGGCCAAGTCAGAGGCTGACTCTGCGCTCGAATAGGAGTTGATGGCTCTCACCTTCATACGAAACGGCGTAACATCTTTGCCACAATAGGCATCGACGCCACAGGATTCTCGGAAGAATCCCTTTCTAAAGGTCTTGCCAAAGTTGGGTATTAACCCAGCTGAGACAAGCCCATAGATTGCACCTTCGTAATATTGTGAGGGCACTATAATATCATCTCCGAAGACATATACATCGTCACAGTGATGACCATGGCGACATAGTATGCCAGCACGAACCAGAGCCCAAAACACAAGCGACTCCACAGGGAACGTTAAACAATTCCCCATGGGCGCCCACATGTTGAGCTCAACTAACGTACCGTCTAACATATATACAGAGCTAGCGCGTGAACAGCTAAGGAGTTTAGAGGTATACCCAAAAAGGTAATCTACTAAGACCTTACTGACGCGATCACTAGCTTCCTTCAGATCAATCGTGCAATACGATCGGTCTGCAGACGAGGATAGTGCCAGAGAACCGTTAATGCCCTGATCGCGGAAGTTGATTCTTCCGCGAGTCCAGGGGTGGTTCTCGATGCATTTCTCGAGTATATGTCGTTGACCCTGCTGAATCCAAATGGCCTCTTTAGGGTGCACGCAAATTAAGCGTGGACCCCGTGAGTCCTTCGGAACAGCGGTGAGCCTGCAATGGATTTTCTCCATCTCAGGTTTACCTGACTCTAACAAATCGTCCATACCTGTGAAGGTTAGACAATTGAAGTTTGAGTCATATGGGTAGTACTCTATAATCGGAGTACAGACGTTGAAGTTCCCCTTAGCCGCAGGCGAAGAAGGCGGAAAAACCGCCCCTGGCCCGTGGTGAGGGAGAATCTCAGTGAAGTCCGCGCGTGAAACCACGCGACTGACTTGTCGTTTCGCTTCTCTGAAGAGAGGCCACTGGCTAGCGTTTCCAGAAAGGAAATGGCTAGACCAAAAGCCCACTTCTTGATTAGCAGACAAAAACGCTTGGTTAGCGTTCTTGAGTTGTTCTTTTGTTGGTTCATACTCAGCTTTGTAACCGAATACAAGGATAGTACGCAGCATACGAAGAATACTTTCACATTCCTTCTTGGATATGAAAGATTCCCAGAGTGGCAAGAGCCACTCCGGAAACTCAGGGTAAGATTCCCTGTTTCCTTCGAGATACTGCAGTACGTCCTTGTCTAGCTTGGGCCCTTCGTTAAGGACCCAACTTTCGTCAAAGTCATCGGGGAGACTCAAGTGAGTCCCCGACAACCGTGATATATCAGCTAGCAGGCGATAGTATACTTTAACTAGTGTACTCATATGGATATCCAGTTGCCTGATTGGTGGAAGGCACTGCGGCTTTGACGCCGCAGTGGTCCCTCAGATTGGTAATACCCATGATTTAGCTGCCATACTATAGGATACACGGTATCTAACCGTATATTCAGCAAGCCCAACCTCCGGGAGGAGGCTAGGCTTGCGTCCATCTCTCCTAGGGAAGAGATCGATACCCCAATAACTGGAGGTACCGTCTCTCTCAAGGAGGTAGGAGTAGTAGGGACAATACCACATAACGTCTCGAATCTCCTTAGGAATTATCCCAAGGTAGATCCAGTCGTTCAGGAGCATTTCGTATCCCAGAGGACGGCTTTTGAACCGTTTCTCAGGGGCGATAGGCACCAACAGGGTACGACGATCATTTACAAGATCGTCCATCCCATGTGATATTAGGCTAATTAAGGATGTCAACTTTTCGTTAGTTTGCATATTATTATGTGTTAACTGACTTATATTGACACACATAGGTATCCCCAACTGCAGAGATACGGACCTGGTTTTAAGCAAAACAGCCTTACGGCAAGTTACTGCTCTCGATTGACGAAAATTTCGTCATCGAGATCGAGGCCCGAATCATCTTCCTGGATAGTCTGCACGACGTTCTCGAGAACCGCTTGGATCTCGGTAGCGCCGACATTCGTATCCGTCAGGGACTGGACCTTCAATGTGGCTCGAGCAACGACGGCAAGGGTGCCGTCGCTGAGAGCCTTGACGTACTCAAAGATCAGGGCGGATTGTTTTCCGGGACGTTTCGTCGCGGAATCAACGTAGTCCTGATGCTTGATCAGCATATTCTCGGGGAGTGAAATCCCGCGAGTAATATCCTGGCGCAGGGAGCCCTCCTTATCGGAGTAGCGCTGCGTGAACGTCTTGCTATTGAGGGTTAGGTTAGCATCCATATGTATGGTGGGCTTTTACGCCCTGTTATGATATCACTATCTTAAGTTCGCTATCAATTGATAGAGCAGTGCGGCCAATAAGGACGCCTGCTTTTTTCCGAACTTGCCCGACAAACCGACAATATTATAGTCGATTACCGGGTCTCGGCGGTAGTAACTACGCTGCTCGTCATGCAAT